AATGCCGACAGGCCGATAACAACGGGGTCCATGTTTTTCATGAGAACACCTGAATTTCAATGATAGAAACTGCCCCAGGGGAAAGCTTCTCAGCAGTAACGGCAGCGGCAGACAACTTGGATGTTGTGACCGCGCCATCTGCGATGGCCGCGGTTGCAACAGCACCAGTTTCAAGGTTGACGCCGGTTGCAAGCCCGTCAACAAAGTTCTTGACAGCAGTAAAGTTTGAGTTGACTTCGGATGCCTCGGAAATGGTTCCGTTGACGAATACGTGTGGAATACTAAGTGCCATCAGCCGGTCACCTTTCGCGGATTGTATTTGTATGCAATGCTGTCAATACCCCAGGACAGGCCGGTCGGTCCGGTAAGTACGAGTTGTACGGCGCGGGCCAAACCAAGGTTTGAGCCGCGCAACACTTGCGCACCCTCGGCGACAATGCCCCAGTAGTCAACGCCCCAAAGCCCAGTGCCCCAAAGCATTCCGTCTGCACTAGCAGGCAACAGGATGTTGAACGATTTGCGTTCGTTGCCGAGAGCTTCTTCGTAGTTGTGGTAAACCTTGATGTTGATGCTTCGGGCAGTGTCAACTTGTTTTACCACAAAGTCTGGGCGGCGAAACATTTTCTTCATTGAATACATGCGTCCGTCAATCCAACCGGTCCGGTAGTACGACGTGAATCCCTGCTCCACGCCACCGATAAGGTCAGTCTGCTCAGAGTAAACATTCACATCCAACACGCGGGGCAAGGTTGGATGTACAGCAACGTTGTGAGTCACACCATCAGAGTCGTCCCAGTCAACACCAGCAATCACGGCCTTACCGTCTGCCGTCTGGATAGCAGTCCAGGTGCCCTTGCCGATGGAGGGGTCAAAAACAAAACAGGTGCTTGCGTAACTAACCTGCGTGGTCTTGCTGTATGGAAGCGCAACCCAAACACGGTCGTCCATGTAACTCAACGAGATAGTGTCGTCCGCGCTCGAATTAATGTGCCCAAGCGGGTAAATAGGGCGGATAGGTTCGAACAGGTCAATAATTCTGCTGCCGTCGTAGTAGTGGACCCCTGTGGGATGGTCGTAGAAAAATACGCCGGTGGGCGCGACTGCAACATGTTCATGTTGCTGTGCGCCAAACTGGGCGGACAGCTGGACAACCTGGAAGTCGCTGGAGTCAAATCCGAACACAACAAAAATAGCGTCACGCTTGAACACGACAAGTTGTCCGAGTACGGAAACAATAGCGGTAATGCCAGATACGCCGCCTTCAAAATCAATGTAGTCGGCAGATGCCCAGTTGTGAGGCACATTGTCCAAAGACCAGCGGACACGGTTCGGGTACACCACACCATTCTCGATGGTGTTGGCGGCAAACATCTTGTTGGCATGTACACACAAATGTTCGCAAGAAGGCATCTTCAACTTGGTAATGTCAGGAGTCGTCTGCCAGTCATGGGGATTAGTGCCAGAAGCGGTAAGGGCCGTAGCGTAGGTATCGGTAGTGCGCCAGCTGTAACCACCAGAACCAGCAGTGCCATCCGCAATGTACATGTAATCGCCCCACTGCGTCATACAAGCGCCGTGAGTGCTACTGGAAGTCACAGGATTGCCAGCGGAATATTCAAGTTGAGTAAAGTTGCCACCAGAGGAATGGTAAACTTTGTTGTCGTTAGGCAACATGATTTTGGGCGACGTACCCTTGAAGGGTACAAGTCGCCCCGGAGTCCATGCACCAGGCACAGCAGTGGTATTGATTTCACGGATTGCTCCACGTGAAAACAATCCGCCACGCGGGTCAATTTCCACATTCAACATGTCTGGCGACTCGTTCGGTGCGAGCTGAAACTGGTCTGCACGCAGGTTCAATCCACCAGTAAAGTCGTCGGTACGCTGGACGCGGACTGCACTCATGAGCCGAGAGTCCTGCCAAGCTGCTGCAACCAGCGCTGCATTGTGGGATAACGACGTCCGCCAGACAGTACAACTGGCTGTGCGGACGAGGCTTTCATCAAGTCTCGACGGGCCAGCGCAACACCTTCTTCAAAGTTGCGCATGTGCATCGCTGCCAGTTCGGCGTCTTCCTGACGCTGATAAACACGTGCAAGAACAAAGTAGGGCAGGATTGCATGGAACCACTGGTCAATATCAATGGTCTGTGTCGTAGTGGTCAGCCAGGTGTAAACAGGGTTGCGGTAGGCGCGAACAGTCATCGGATAGATGGTGTCGGGCTTCGCCCACAAGTAAACGGTGCCATCCCAGAAAGAGTAGAAGTATGGGCGGCTAGCGGTGTCAAGGTTCCCAATCCACACGTCTTCAGCATTGTTATGGTCAATCAATGTGAGACGGTTGCCTGCAGGAGATGCGTCAACAATGGAGATGATTTCGCGGATATCCCCGATAGCAGAGATAAGATATTCGCGTTGGCCGGCTACCGTGTTGAACGTGTAGGTTTGCTGGAGGTAAGGCCAGCGGCGTTCCAACGCGTAAATGCGTTGGAAGCCTTCTTTGGCATACTGGTCAATGACGCTGTTCGGCAGGTCAAATTCGTCCAGGTCTGCCATTTCGCGGACCTGGGCACGCAGGGTGTCCAGGTTCATGTATTCAGTTCTCCTCTAGAGCGCAGGTGTCCTGCGCAGTAGTCGGTGCTTTTAGCTTTGAAACCTTCGCAGGTGTCGCCGTTGGCGATGCAACGGTTTCTTCCCACAAACGGGGCGTAAGACGGGGCGGGGCGGCTTGTCGCTGTGGGCGACAGCCGCTGCCCGCCTACCGGCTTACCGTGCAAACTGTGGGCTGGGATGCCGTGACTGGAATGGGCTGGTTTGGCATTGTTCATACCAATAGCCAGTATTGTTACTGGTTAACGCCCACCCCTCATAGGGGGACCCTGGTCCCGGCGGCTCCCGGAAAACCCAAGAGCCCTACGGCGACGAGCCGCATCACCGTAGTTGCCCTTCGGCATGTTGGACCCCGACTTCGTGCCGCTGCCCTTGCCGCGCTTCTTGTCGCCCGGAGCGTAGAACCCCTCGCGGGTCACACCACCGGTCTCAAACTTCTTGCGGAGGGCGGCGCGGTCAACCTTCTTGCCCTTCGCGGTCAGCTCGGCTGCGCGGGTCGAAACGTAGAAACGCTTGCGGCCGGTCTTCGCGTCCATGCCCTTCTTCCGAGCCTCACCAACGAACGCCTTGCGGTCGCTGACACGCTTGGCAACGGTCGCCTTACTTTCGCCCTTCTTCATCTTCTTCGTCGCCATTATTACTCCTTGACGGGGGGAAGGGCAGGATTCTGCATCTTGCCCGTGCGCTGTGCTTTCGGATACTTGGAACTCACGATTTTGCCAACCTTCTTCTTCATCGTGTCGGCGTGTGAGGAGAGATTACGGTACTTGTAAGGCATGATGCCCGACCGGGGGGCCGAAGCCCCCCGTCGGAACCTTTCTACTTGCGGTAAACCTTGACGGTGCTGTCCGCCTGGACAACGCCGACAAAGGTTCCCGAGGTCGCAGCCGAAACCGTGGCCGAACCAACAATCGTGACGTCCGTGCCACCAGCGACCGTAATCGCGTGGGTCGCACCGGCGAGGTTCACGACCGTGAACTCAAACGACGTGCCCGTGGACTCGTCGCTGAGGGCGGCCAGCAGCTGGGCTGCGGTCGCCGTCGTGAAGGTGCGCGCAGCGGTCGGCGTGCAGGTGAAGAGCTTGCTCTCAAGCAGCTCGGCAGCGCTCAGCGTCTGGGCGGCGTCCGTCTCAGCGACGACCGCAACCTTCTCGTGGGCGGTAATGTAATCCTCGAGACGCTTGCGCGTCACGGCACCGTTCGTGGAATTTCCCTTAAGCGGCATTTGTATCTCCTGTCTTGTTTAGGTGGGAAGTGGGGCCGGAAGGGCAGAACCCTTCCGGCCCCGACTGCTGGTTGCTACTAGGCGGTCTTCGCCGTGAGCTTGCCCTGCTTGGCAGAGTTGCGGCAGGTCAGGTTGCCATAGCACATGATGAGCGCGTAGCGCGCATCCACGTCCTCGGGCGTGACGAAGTTCGTCTGGGCGAACCACTTCTCGCTGTGACCGACAAGCGTGAGGTACTTGCTGTTCAGGAAGAACATGACCCCGGCCGGGCAGTGGACGTCGTACACCATCGGCGCAGCCTTGAACAGCAGGTTCTGGAACCCGGCGTCAGCGGTGCGCGTGTCGGTGTAGCGGAGCTGCGGCTGGAGCAGCGACTCGTACTTGGAGTACAGGGTCTCCGTGGTCAGAATCATGTCGGGGTGGTCGTTGCCAACCGACACAGTGTTGTAGGCCAGGGTCATCTGGGCGAGCGTCAGAGCGCCAGCCGAGTTGTCCTCGTACGAACGCCACCAGGTGTTCGTCGACCTGTCAATGCCGCCGACGGTGCCGGACGCCTCGACGAGGTTGCCGAGTCCGTTCCAGTTCTTGCCACCGTTGCCGGTGCCATCGGAGAAGAACATCTGGTTGAAGCCCTCTCGCATGGACTCCTCGGCCTGCATAATCTTGGCCTCAAGCAGGTTGATAATCTCCTGCTCGCCGTTGTTCTTGGCCTCCTCGATGCCCGAGATGGAGATGGACG